GGCGTATTCGACCTTGACACCGACTCAAACGGTCGTTGGTCAGTTGAAAAGTTCAAGGGTCTTATGTTCCAGCTTGAAAGAGAAGCTAACGCTATCGCTCGTCAGACTCGTCGTGGTAAGGGTAACATCGTACTTTGCTCTTCTGACGTTGCTTCTGCACTTCAGATGGCTGGTGTACTTGACTACACTCCAGCTCTTAACTCAAACAACCTACAGGTAGACGACACTGGTAACACTTTCGCTGGTGTTCTTAACGGTCGTCTAAAGGTATACATCGATCCATACGCAATCGGTGGTAACTACCTAACTGTTGGCTATAAGGGTTCGTCAGCTTTCGACGCTGGTCTATTCTATTGCCCATACGTTCCTCTACAGATGGTTCGTGCAGTTGATCAGTCAAGCTTCCAGCCAAAGATCGGGTTTAAGACTCGTTATGGTATGGTAGCAAACCCATTCGCTGAAATGAATTCTTCTTATCAGCCAGTTAAGGGTCAGGGTCGTCTTGATCTTTCCAAGAACATCTACTACCGTCGTATGATTGTTAACAACCTAATGTAATTGAAACCTCGCTGATTCAAAGGCGAGGCAATACAAGACGGTTTCAAGCCGCAAACTTAAGGGGAGCAGAAATGCTCCCTTTTTTTATTGACTATTTTCTAGTTTACCAGTATAATCATATATGAGAGAAATAATAATAAATAGTAGTAGCTCTAGGAGGTACTAATGACAGCCGTTGATAACACCCCATCAAACAAGAATTTTCTAAGTCCACTCAATTTTGTATTCCAAATTAAACGTTCGCCACATTTAAATTTCTTTGTTCAAGAAGCAAACGTTCCAGGTATTTCTATTAATTTTCCAACTCAGCAAAACCCATTCGTTCGTATTCCTATTTCTGGCGATCACGTTGACTTTGGTAATCTTAGAGTTTCGTTTAAAGTAGACGAAGATTTACAAAACTGGTTCGAACTACATAACTGGATAAGAGCTCTTGGTTTCCCATTCGAATTTGAAGAATATAAAAACCTCAAAGCAGCGCCTTCTGCAACTGGAGAAGGTATAACTTCTGACATAACACTAGTGTTGTTAAATCAAATTAAGAAACCTATTTTCGAAGTAACATTTAAAGATTCATTCCCTATCTCGTTGTCAGAATTATCTTTTAATACAACAAATGAATCAGTAGATTACATAAGTGCTACTGCAGAATTTAGATATGTACTTTACGATGTTGTAAAATTATAGTATACTTTTAATCCTGACTACGCTATAATATTATTAAAGTGAGGGATTATGAAGTTAGAAGAAATATACACAGAGTGGGATGTAGACAGCGATATCGATACTACAGATCTCGGTAACGAGAGTATCAAGATACCTAAGCTACATAACAAGTATTATAGACTATATACTAATGAAAAGCTACTGCTACGTAAGTATGAAACAGAAATGAAATCTTTGAAGCTAGCTAAGTATGAGTTTTATACGCAGGGTCCGTCAGCTGAAACAAAAGAACTTGGTTGGACGATGCCAGCCAGAGGTATGATACTAAAGCAAGAAATGCCTATGTACATGGAAGCAGACAAAGAAATTATTGCTTTGTCTTTAAAAATCGGATTACAGCAAGAAAAAGTAGAATTACTCGAGTCTATCATTAAAGGACTGGTCAACAGAGGATTTCAAATTAAATCAGCAATTGATTGGCATAAATTTACTATGGGAGCATAATGGATATAATTGAGATCGAACGTTTAGATGAAACGTATAATAAAATCACATGCGACCCTGGTATTGGTTTCGAGTTAAACGAACACTTTACTTTCGAAGTTCCAGGTGCTAAGTTTATGCCAGCTGTACGTAACAAGGTATGGGATGGTAAGATACGTCTCTATAATGTCATGTCTTGTCTACTATACGCTGGTCTCAATAAATATGTAGAAGAGTTTGCTAGTAAACGAAACTACCAAGTAATATACAAGTCGGATTTCTCAGCTGATGAGTTTTCTGTTAAGGAAGCAGAAGAGTTTATCGAAACACTAAAAATACCATCGAAATATCAACCTAGAGATTATCAAATAAAGGCTTTTGTTCATGCTATTCGTAATCGTAGATCTTTACTTCTCTCACCCACAGCCTCTGGTAAATCATTTATCATCTACCTGATAACGAGGTACTACCATGCACGCACTCTTATTATTGTTCCAACTACTTCTCTGGTTAGTCAACTTGCCTCTGACTTTGGTGACTATGGTTTTGTATCTGATAGGTTCGTCCATCGAATCTTTGCTGGACAAGATAAACAAACGGATAAACCAGTTACCATCTCAACCTGGCAGTCCATATACAAGATGCCTAAAAAATATTTCGAACAATTTGATGTGGTTATAGGTGATGAAGCACACTTATTTAAAGCGAAGAGTCTTACTAGCATTATGTCTAAGCTTAGTAATTGTCGATATCGCTTTGGATTCACAGGTACTCTCGACGGCACTCAAACTAATCAGCTTGTTCTCGAAGGTTTGTTTGGTCCTGTTAGAAAAGTTACAACCACTGCTGAATTAATTGATCAAAAACACTTGACTAAATTTGAAATTAAAGCTATAATACTTAAGTATCCTGATGAAATACGTAAACAAGTATCCAAGTTTGATTATCAAGCAGAGCTAGATTATCTAGTACGTAACGATGCAAGAAATAAATTTATTATGAACCTGACGCTATCGCTGTCGGGTAACACGCTATTACTATTTCAGTTTGTTGAAAAGCACGGTAAAGTACTATATGATATGATAAAGGATTGTGGTCGTGCAGTATATTTCGTTCATGGTGGTGTTGATGGAGAAGATCGCGAGCAAATTCGTAAATTTTTGGAAACGCAACAAGACGCTATTATCATCGCTAGCGTGGGAACTTTCTCCACAGGTGTTAACATTCCTAGTTTGCGTAACATTATATCTGCTAGTCCTTCAAAATCCAAGATTCGAAATTTACAATCAATTGGTCGTGTACTACGCAAATCAGCTGGTAAAGATGGTGCAACTCTTTACGACATCGCTGATGATATGACCTGGAAAAACAAACAGAACTTCACAATACTTCATTTTATGGCACGTGTTTCAATATATAACGAGGAAAAATTTGATTACAGAATTTATCCTGTAAATTTAAAGGGCGCATAATGGCTAAAAAACAATATGTTAATGGTAAAGATTTATATTTAGCTATGGTGGCATATAGAGAGAAAGTTGATAAAGCTAAACTTGACGGTAGACCCCAGCCTGTAATTCCTGACTATGTTGGTGTTTGTTTTATGCTTATATGCAATAAATTATCAACTAAACCAAATTTTATGGGATATTCATACAGAGATGAAATGATTGCAGATGCTATTGAAAATTGTGTAGCAGCTGCTCATAGTTTTGACCCAGAGAAATCTAATAATCCTTTCGCCTATTTTACACAAATTGCATGGAATGCATTTCTTCGAAGAATACAAAAAGAAAAGAAGCAGGCATATATAAAGCATAAGAATTTTGAAAACTCTGGTATTATGGATGAACTATATGATCAGTCTGAAGGTGGGTTCAGTGTTCAAGTAAAACATAACGAATACTCTGATGACATCATTAGAAACTTCGAAAGTAAGTTGATTAAAAATTCAAAAAAAGCTAAAGTAGGATTAGAAAAATTTGTAGAGGAAGAAAAGAATGAAGAACTTGCATCTGGTACCAGTTAATATTTTAGATCTGGTCGAAAAAATTAATGATAAAACTATTAGAGAAAACGAAAAGAATAATTACGTTCTTCGTTTAGAAGCAACTTCGGTTTATATCACAGAAGCTTTGAATAAAAATACTATGAATTTTTCAAGAAAGAAAATCTCTAGATGAAGATAGCGCTGATCACTGACACTCACTGGGGAGTTCGAAATGATAACATTGCCTTCATGGACAACAGTAAGCGATTTCTTGATGAAGTATTTTTTCCATATTTGGACAATAACAATGTCCATACTGTTTGTCATCTTGGTGATCTTGTAGACCGTCGCAAGTATATTAATATGCGAACTGCTACACGACTTCGAATCGACTTTCTTGATAAACTTGCAAATCGTGGATTAGATGTTCATATGATTGCTGGTAATCATGATACATATTTTAAAAACACTAACTCTATCAATGCTCTTCATGAACTTGTTGTGGGTAAATACAACTTCAAAATCTATGATCAGATTCCTCGCGAAGTAGAATTTGACTCAGCAACCGTTCTAATGTTACCATGGATATGCGATGAAAACAGAGAAGTTTGCTTACACAAAATCAAAACTACACCAGCTCAAATTGTTATGGGCCATCTCGAGCTGGCGGGATTTGAGATGCATAGGGGATCTATCGTCTCTCATGGAGATGATCGTTCTATCTTTGATCGGTTTGATATGGTTCTCAGTGGCCATTATCATCATCGTTCCTCTGATGGCACTATACATTATCTGGGTAGTCACGCTGAGTTTACTTGGAGCGATTATGATGATCCTAAAGGCTTTCACATCCTGGATACAGAAACCAGGGACTTGACTTTTATACCGAACTCGTTTATAATGTTCTCTAAGGTCTGGTATGACGAT